AACGATGGCGGTCTGCATTTACTGGAACTGAAGAAAACAGGCTCATCATATGAGCTTTTTATTGACAGTGTATCTCAGGGTTCTGCGTCAGGGCTTAGTGGTAATACTATTTTTGACCAAGTTGGTAAGAATGCTTTCGGTAACTACTTTGACGGACGCATTGCTAACGTAAAATTCACAGACATAACAACCCCAGCTAACAGTCTCACATTCCCAATGGACAAAACGGACTTTGACACGCCTTACGAGTTGCCTAGCGAGAATGTTTTTGGTAGTGAGCTTGTCACTAACGGTGATTTTAGTGACGGTATGGCTGACTGGTACGGATTCCAAAGCGCCGTGCTTTCTGTAGTTGATAACAAGTTAAGAGTGACTAACAACCACGCCTCACAACTAGGTAGGGCAGTTATACCACTAGGTTCTTTATCAGGCAATTACTTGGTCACTTTAGATGCACCCACTGGTGATTCTGGTGGGAAATACCTATACCTAACCACATCGTCAGCAGGAAGCACAACGGGGGCAGTTGGCGGTATACCGAACACGACCTACTCTCAAGCTACTAGGTTGTACAGTGATTTACCCACAAATAATTATTATTTAGTAGTGGGTAACCAAGATTCGGGTATTGGGGTTTATTCTAATTGGGATAATATCTCAGTAAAAGAAGTATCAAACGCACTAGAGTATTTCAATTTTTCATCGTCTGATATTGAGCGATATAACATTGATGCTAGTCTTGGGTTTGTGGGGCAAGACTTAATCACTCAAGATGTTTGGGAAAACCCGCAGGCAATAAGCTCTACTGGTTGGACATTCGATAATACAAGCAACACATGGACACTAGACGGTGACGGAAGTTTGCAGGCTATGCAGCCTATATCCCCCACAAACCAGCCCGATATGATGCTGTTGGATATAACCACTACAACACCGTTAATCTCTGGAGGCCTAACCGTTAGGCAAAGCGGTTTGTTTGAGCAGACCATGTTCGAGCAAGGAAGATACATATTCAGTATAGATAAAAATGATTCTGGAGGTTATTTAGATATAAAACGACGCAGTGGGTCAGTTAATGCGACTATAGAAAAGCCGTCATTGAAAGAACTTATACCTATATCGTTCGACTTCGTGCCACCATCTTCAAGTAGTTCAATTATAAACCCTATATTTAAAAGTATGTTTAAAAGCATAATCACAAACCAAATAAGAGAATCAGCATGAATTTATTAGCAGACTTAGAAGCAATAACAGGAACAGGTGATGTCGGGGTGTATATATACCCAAACGGCAACAGGGTTTATCTTCAACATGAAACAACATCGGGCGTATGGGTTGATGCTGTGAGCTTTACACAGGACGCCCAAATATTACTTACTATTGAGTCGGGCGCATCATGGCGAGTTAATTATAAAATCGCAGACAGCGCGTCTAAAGTTTATACCGTTTAGTGAGTAATTATTAAAATGACTATGGGTAGACCAACTACATTCAGTCAAGATATAGCGGATAAGCTTTGTTCTAAATTAGCTATAGGTAAATCACTTAGGACTACATGCAGTAGTGATGATATGCCTTGTGTGGCAACTGTGTTTAATTGGTTTAGGACTCAACCAGACTTTTTAGAACAATACACACGCGCGAAAGAAGAGGCGGCAGACGCATTAACTGATGAAATGCTAGATATATCGGACGCGGAAAGCGCAGGCTTGGACGCAACAAGTGTAAGTCACGCAAGACTGAAAATAGAGACTCGTAAATGGTTAGCATCAAAACTAAAGCCTAAGAAATACGGCGATAAAATAACACAGGAACACACAGGCAAAGATGGTGGGGCGATTCAATATGATAACCTCACTGATGAGCAGCTTAGCGCCAAGCTAACCAAGTTATTACATGACACTAACACGCCAACAAACGATTGAGGCTATTAAGCTACTTGAGCAGAAACAAGAGCGCATTAATAACACCTTGTACATTCACGTTTATAAATCCTTTTACGACTGGCAGCGAGAGTTCGTAGAGGCTACAAAGAATTACTTTGAATGTTGCTTATGTGCAGCTAACCAAATTGGCAAGACTTATACCGGTACTGATATAGACGCCATGCATTTGCTTGGTGATTATCCGGACGATTGGCCTGGGTTTAAGTTTGAGTTTGCACCCATGTGTTGGGGTTTGGGTTACTCAATGGAGAAAACCCGCGACTTATTGCAATCGGCTTTGTTTGGTAAGTATTTAAACGGCTCATTTAGTGGCGGTTTGATACCTAAAGACAGGATTGTTAGCTGGGAATCAGCAGGCGGCACAGCAAACGCTATGCGCTCGGTAAGTGTAAAGCATAAGCTAGGTACATCAACAATACAGTTTTGGTCATATAGTCAAGGTCAACACGCGATTATGGGTGATGTTGTTGATTGGGTGCATATCGATGAAGAACCTAAAGACCAGAATATAAGACCGCAGGTACTTACTAGAACCGCCAATGGTGATAGGGGTAAAGGTGGGCGCATTATCTATACGTTTACACCAGAGAATGGGCGTACAGAGCTTGTAATCAAGTTTATGGATGAGCCAACAAAAGACCAGTTCTTTATGATGAAGGGTTGGGCTGATGCTCCACACATGACACCAGAGAAACAAGAAAGAATGCTTGCTCAGTACCCTGCACATCAGCGGGATATGAGGACTAAAGGCATCCCGATGCTTGGTCATGGTCGTATATTTGATTTCAGTGAAGAATTTATAACCTGTGATTCGTTTGAGATTCCTAAACATTGGTTTGTTATTAATGGTATGGACTTCGGATGGGATCACCCACAAGCACAGGTGCAACTCGTTTGGAACAAAGACGAGGACGAGTACTACGTCACAAGGGCTTGGAAGAAGTCGCAAACATTACCCGCACTAGCTTACGATGCTGTTAAAACGTGGGCTAAAGATACACCTACTGCATGGCCTGCTGACGGATTACAAACCGAGAAAGGCAGTGCTAAACAACAAAAGTCATATTACCAAGAGGCAGGTTTTAAGATGCTACCTAAGCATGCGACTTGGTCAGATGGTTCAAACGGTGTTGAGGCTGGATTATTTGAGATACGCGATCAAATGCAAAAAGGTAAGTTCAAAGTATTTTCTGGCTTACGTGAATGGTTTGCAGAGTTCAATCAATACCACAGAGACGAAAACGGAAAGATTGCCAAAGTATCGGACGACCTATTAGACGCAACAAGATACGCGTACATGATGCGCAGGCATGCAGTGAATGTAGGCAGTGTCGGGAAGGACGATAGAATTGATATTAAACAATTACACATACCCACAGTTAACCATTGGTGATTAAGTGAAAAGCCTAGAACAAATCAAATTAGATATGAGTGACGCGTTTGCGGCATCGTATGAAAGAAACAAAGCTTGCCTTGATGACTACGAATTTGCAGTGGTTGAGGGTGGTATGTGGAAAGGCACATATGCCAAGCAGTTTAAAAACAAACCTAAGCCTGAAATTAACAAAATATTCGCGCCTATTAATCGCTTATTAGGTCAAAAACAACGCCTTGAAATGAATGCTAAGATTATTTCAAATTCAGAAGAGGCGACCGACGAAGATGCAGACCTATTACAATCAAGATGGCGCAATGACTTTCAAGCAACAAATGGTGCTGAAGCGGTAAACACAGCAGACCAAGAGGCGTTTTTCACTGGTTTTGGTGCATTAAAGCAAGTTGCTAAATATGAAGATGACGAGAACCCTGACCAAAACAGACAAAACATAAGCATAGAGCCTATTTATTCAGCGGCTTCATGTGTTGTATTTGGCCCATCCACCAAGAAAGATAAGAGTGACGCAAAGCAAGCCTGGCACTTACTGAGAACATCACGCAAAGCGGTAGAAGAAGAGTTTGGTGTAAGCGTTGGCTCAATTAATGCGCAAATAGATTGGTTTGATTGGTCGACGGACTCAGAAAAAGACATATACATTGCGCATTATTACGAAGTCAGTCAAAAGACTATTACGATTTATGATTTCAATGGCTACACCGTCACGGTTGACGGCAAAGCTATTGACAGCACAGGGCAAGAGATAAACAAAGCCAACTTAAAAGAGTTGCGCGAGATGACGGAACATACAACGGTGCGCAAAAAGGTTAAGTGTGTCGATTATGCACTTATAGCAGGCGATCAATTTCTTATTGAAGAACAAAAGACGCCATTTAAACGCGTGCCAATCTTCCCTCAATATGGTTATTACTCAGTAATCAATGGTATTGAACATTATTGTGGTGAGGTCAGGAAAAGACGTGACCCGCAAATGTTTTTCAATACCTATATGAGTTCATTAACTGAGATTTTAGCCGCTTCACAAGTTGAAAAGCCAGAGTATTTACCTGAGCAAATACAGAGACACGCAACACAGCGCGCAAGGGCTGATATAGATGGCGTGCCTTATGTAATGAGTGATATTGCTTATGATAAAAATGATAACCCTATTGTTGGGCCTATATCAAAGCAGATGCCCCCGCAAATAGGTACAGGTATGGCGACAGCTGGTCAGCAGCTTGAATCTATCATGTATGAAATGTCAGGTGCAGGACAAGCAACTGTGCCAAGCAATGCCAGTGAAGGCGCTATACAGCAAGTTAACGAGCGTCAAGACGATAGTTTTCAGCCACTTATGCAGAACTCTATGGATGCAATACGCTCACTGTGTGAAGCATGGATACCGGCAGCGCAGAAACTTTACTTTAGTAACCAAAGAAAACTAAGAGTACAAGGCGCAGATGGTACGCACTCGCAAGTTCAAACACTTGAGTATGGTGTAGATCCGGATGGCAATTACGGCCCTTACAAAAACAGTGCACGCGGTAAATTCTCGGTACAAGTTAAAGTCGGCGAAAGCTTTAAGAGTAAGAAAGAAGCTGAACTCGACACCACTTTAAAGATGCTGCAA